GCATCGATGACATCCTCTGCGATCACTGAAAACGGATCGTCAACGATCAATGCGATCAACTTCAATACGTCTGCTTGCATTGAAGGTCTTGAGATTACGAGCATTACGCTGACGAGCGGCACTGTCGTTGCTTACGAAGCCTGATGAGTATCGCCAAAGCTCTGGAGAGAACGGCCACCAAGGTCATTGCCAGGCTCGGCGGTGATGTAACGATTCGCTACGTTACGACTGGTGCTTACAACACGACGACTGGCGCTGCGTCGGAAACGGTGAGCGATATTAACATCAAAGGTGTTGTTCAAGACGTGACCAAGGCTGAGGTCAACGATCTAATTCAGGCTGAGGACCGCCGGTTGATTGTTGCTGCCAACGATTTGGCGACAGCGCCTGGGACGAAGGATCGCGTTGTGATTAGCACTGTTGTTTATCAAATCATCAGTGTTAACACGATTGAGCAAGACAACACGCCGTTGACTTATGAGTTGATTTTGAGGTCTTGATATGGCGCAGCAGATCAAGCTTTCGCATGTTGGCAAGTATGTCGAAGGCAAATACAACAAGCTGATCACTGCAGCCGTTGCCGAGACTTACAAGTCGTTGGTGCAGAAAAGCCCGGTCGATACCGGGCGTTTTCGAGCTAGCTGGGCTGTCGGTGAAAACAACGCACAGTTTCAAGGCGAGCCAGCAAAGAAAGGGTTTTATCCGCCACCAAGTCCTGAGCAGCCAAGGAAAATTGGTTATGCCAAGGAAAAGGCTGGCAACACTTACGTCATTTACAACAATCTGCCGTATGCAGAAAAGCTTGCGACTGCAGCCCCTGGCAGTGGTAGCAAGCAGGTTACGCGATACGATCCAACACGTCGGGTTACAACTTGGGGAACGCCTGGCAAAGGCAGCAGTATTCAGACCGGTGGCCCTGGCTGGGTTGAAGCTACTTCCAAGCGTGTGCAGCGCTTGATTCCTACGCTTGCGGCACGGATTGAGGCAGAGTCATGAGCAGCACTTACAACGACGTTAGGGCTGCGATTGAAGGTCGCATTGCTACTGAAATGGCAAATGCGCCTGTCATTCAGGTTGCTTACGCCAACGTTCCATTTACACCTCCTGACGCCGACAGCTGGATTCAGGTGCAAATGCAGTTTAACGATAACGAGTATTTCACCTTGCAGGCTCCAACGACTGGGTTTAACCGTCAAACCGGCGTTGTTGTGATTGATATTTTTACCGCTATCGGTGTTGGCACTGGTGCTAACTATACTATTGCAGAACGAGTGAAAGATTTATTTGACAGGGTTACTGTTAGCAACATCACTTTTGATGCTGCGTCTGGTCCAACAGTGATTCAGCCGGGTGCGCCGGAGGCTTATTTTCAAACTCAGCTGAGCGTGACCTTTGACGCCTACTTACAATAAACTGGTGAAAGCCGTTACCGTTCATCACTATGGCTACTGTTTTGTCCGGTACTGCCGGCGCCCTGTATTACAAGCCTGCTGGCACTGACGCTTCTTTTGTTGAGTCTGATGTCACCGTTGCCAGCGACACAATCACTGTTGCCACTTACTTGAATTTTCAAGTAAACGACAAAGTTCAATTCCGTGTTGACGACGGATCCGGTGGATCTGGCACTGGCACTTTGCCTGCCGGGATTACTGCCGCCACGGATTATTACGTCATTTCCTACGCCGCATCGACTGGTGTGCTGCAGGTTTCTGCGACTTTGGGTGGCTCTACCATCACGATCACAGATGACGGCACGGTTGCTGCCCCGAACGTTTTTAAGGTTGAATACGCTGATTTCCAGTCAGTCGGTGATGTTCGTGAATGGAGCTTTGAGGTCACTCGCGATGAAATCGACGTGACCACAATTGGCGGCACGCTTGGTCAAAGCGCACCATTTAAGAGCTACATCACAGGCTTTGCTGATGGCACTGGCTCTTGCACGGTTTACACCACTGATGATGAGACAACGATTGCAAGCCGTCTTGTTGAAGACGTACTGCAACGCAAGCAGACCGGTGTGAAGTTCAAGCTTTACACTGACCTGACGCTGTCGTCTGGTTCGCCTGACGATACTGCTAGCACTTCGATTGAAATGCCTGCAGTGCTGACAACAGCCAATTTCACCGTCAATCCTGACGATGCTCAAGCTGTTGAGGTCAGCTTCCGTCCGTCTGCAGCGCCTACTTTCGACTTTGATCGTTCCTGATAATTCTTGTCAGCGCTTGTTGCCCTCGGCTTGTGTCGAGGGCTTTTTTATGTGTAAAGTGTCAACAAATAGCGAGTAATTCGTGCCTAGCGCTCTCGATCGGCTGAAAAAAGCTGCAAATCTGCGGCCAGTCAAAAAGGTTGTGACTTTGCAGGACGGATCAACGTTTGAGTTTTGGCGCACGCCTTTGACGATGGCTGAGCGTGAGCGCGCGCAAAAGGGCACCAAAGATGATGTGAACGCATTTGCGTTGCAGCTGCTGATTTTAAAAGCACAAGACGAAAACGGAACGCGACTGTTTAGCGCCGGTCAAGCAGCAGAGCTAAAGCATGAAGTGCGTGACGCCGATCTGCAGACGTTGATGCTTGCGGTGATTGAAGACGATAGCGAAGAGGCTGTTGACCCAAAAGGCTGAAAGCCGAGCTGAAAAAGGACAATCTGCTCAGGCTGCAACTGGGTGTCGCGAAAGAGCTTGGATATACGTTGGCGCGATTAACGCATGAGGTAACGCTAGAGGAGTTGATGATTTGGTCGGCGTATTTTGGCTTGTTAAATGATGAGCAAGAGGCCGAAATGAAAAAGGTGAGGCGTAGGCGCTAAAGTTAAACGGTGATGGTGACAGGGTATGGCAATTGCACGGGTTGGCGTTGAGCTAGTCACAGGCCGTGCGGTTGCGGCTGCAAAAAAATTGCAGCAAGGCGTTGGCAAGGTAGAAGCTGCAGTTAAAAAGCTCATCCCTACAAACAAGAAGGTAGAGAAGAGTTTTCGCCAAATGGGCGACAACGTAAAGAAATTTGGGAAGCAGATTGAGAAGGCTTTAGATGCTGCTTCGCGAAAGGCAGATCGTTTAGGCAAAAAATTAAAATCAGTTGGCAAATCTAGGGCTGGCCGTGGCGTGGCTGCTGCCGGTGCTTTCGGTGCATTGCCAGGAGCCGGCGCTGTTCAAGCAGTAAGTGCAGGCGCTTTGGCTGGCGGCCCTATTGGTGCTGCAGCGGCTGCCCTTGCATTGTTCGCAGCTAGTTCAATCAAGGCGGCAGGGGAGGCCACTAAATTTGCCGCTGAAGTGCAAAAGCTAGAAATAGCTCTTAGGAATGTTGCAGGCCCTGAAACGCCGCAAGCACTGCAAAGCATTCGCGATGTAATTGATGATTTCAACGTTCCAATCAAAGACGCAACAAAAGGGTTTACATTGCTTGCGGCGTCAAGCAGCTCTGCTGGGTTTAGTGTTGGTGAAACAGAGAGAGTTTATCGGGGATTAGCTGCAGCCAATAAAGCATTAGGCGGAGACACGCAACAGTTAAATGGGATCATGCTTGCGGCAACGCAAGTTTTTAGTAAGGGTAAGGTTACTGCTGAAGAATTACGCGGTCAAATTGGCGAGCGCTTGCCTGGCGCGTTTGCTGAGTTTGCAGCTGCAACGGGACGTTCCACGGCGCAACTCAGCAAAGCTCTTGAGATGGGCGAAGTTGGCCTTGATGAGTTTGTTAAATTCAGCGAGCGTTTGCTGAAAAAATACGAAAAGGATGCGTTGAAGATTGCGTCTGGCCCTGAAGAGGCTGGCGCTCGATTGCAAACGGCGTTGGCTGATTTAAGCCGTAACACTGGCGCTTTGTTGGCGCCAGTTGGCGCAGCATTTCAGGATACTTTTACCGCGATCATTAAATTTATCAACGCTGGCGCTGTCGCATTAAATCGATTCCTTGGTATCGGCTTGGAAAATGCTGTTGACAAAGCGCAAGAAAAAGTTAATCAAAAATTAGCCAGGCTTCAAAAAATTCAAGCGGGAACGGCTTTCTCATCTGGCCGGGGCGCTGGCCGGGCCGCGTTTGATATAAGTGAAAGCAGGGCAAGAAACGAATTAAATGCTGCAATTGACGAATTGCTGGAAGCGAAGGAAAAGTTGAGAGGTTCACAAACGCAACTTCCTAGCCCTGTTATAGGTGGAGAGATCCCAGGGGCAGGAGCTAAAGGCGGCAAGACAGCGAAAGAGCGCGTTGATATGACTCAAAAAATGTTTGAACTTAGCCAACGTTTGCGTGCTGAAGAGGAAGCCGGAAATGAGCGTGCCATCGCGACAGTTGAGCACATGTTGCGAATGCAAGAGATTAGAGAAAGCGACATGATGACGCTTGAAAGGCAAAACGCTTTAGAAGAATCAACGCATCAATTTAGGCAAGACATTTTTGCTATTGACAAAAAAATTGCGGATCAGCGCAAGAAAACGCAGGACGAAGCGCAACAAGCTTTCAACGATTTCTTCAAGGCAGAGCAAGAGGCAGCGCAAAGACGTCTTGAGGCCGATCCGTTCTTCCAGATGAAGCAACAGCTAGAAGAGCTTGTCAAGCTTGAAAATCAAGTTGCAGTCGGCGCGACGGCAATTGGTAGTGCTTTTGCTAATTCATTCCGCTCAGTTATTGACGGCAGCAAGAGCGGTCAAGAGGCATTGGCGGACATGATGTCATCGATTGCCGAGCACTTTATGAATATGGCAACGCAAATCATTGCGCAACAATTGGCAATGATTTTGTACGGCACGATTATGCAAGCGCTTGGCATTTCGCTGCCTGGCAGTGGCGGTGGCGGTGGTGCTCAGATGAGCAACATTCAATACTTCAATCCAATGACCGGCTTAGGTGTCGCCGGTCCAAACTTTGGATTTGCAGAAGGCGGCTTTGTTGATCGCCCAACCAATGCGTTAATTGGCGAAGGCGGCGAACCTGAATATGTCATCCCTGAAAGCAAGATGCGCGAAAGCATGGCGCGTTACTCTCGCGGCTCACGCGGCGGTTCTGTTATCCCTGAAGGCAGCGGCGGTGCCGCCGATGAAAACGGTGGCACTGCTGTTGCCGCTCCAATCGATGTTCGCTACACAGTGGAGCGGATCAATAGCGTCGATTATGTGACGGCAGATCAGT